GACTATGGCGGTGGAGGTGGTGGTACCTCTCGTATAGGTAATCCCAGTTTAGGTGCAGGACAAAATGGAGGTCCTGGTACTGTTCGTATAATATGGCCAGGAACGTCAAGACAATTTCCTACTACAAGAACTGCTGATGAAAGACAAGTTGATGGTACGTATGACAGCATTTCTGATAATAGTAGCACAAACACTATAGTTGAAAGTGCAGTAGGTGGCGATAGCACAGCACAAGTGTCTTTTACTATTGCAACTACAGATGTTCCAGAAGGCACAACAGTAGGTTATACAATAGTGCAAAGATCAGGTACAATAAATTCATCAGATTTTAAAACTGGTCCTGGAAATCCAGGAATTTTTACAATCGGAGCAGATGGTACAGCAAGTATAACTTTACAAGCTGAAGGCGATTTTTCAACAGAAGGCGATGAAGTATTTTTTGTTAGATTGGCTTCTACTGACAGTATAGGTAATGAAACCAATAGTTTAGAAAGTGCGGATATTACAATATCAGACACATATCCTGCCACAGTATACAACAGTATAAGTTTGGATAAAGTTACTTACAATGAAGGAGACACAGTAACGATTTCAGTAGATTACACAAACAATACAGACAAATCGATTCAAGTTCCGTATACAGCTACCACAACAAGTGGAGCAAGCACAGACCTTAATCAAACTACTGGTGTGCTTACATTGCTAGGAGGTACCACATATGAAGGAGGTGTTTACTCAACTAGTAAAACAATAATTGCTAATGATTTGACAACAGAAGGCGATGAAACATTAACAATAACTTTAGGCAGTACTGATAACAAAGGAAACAGCACCGGTAGTCCTAGTACAACTGCAACTATTGCAGATACCAGTCAAGCACCAAGAGTACCAGGATCAGCATTGGTTGGCATTATTAACGAACCTGCACGTGGAACTACTGTAAATGGAAAAGCTATGTACCCTTATGTGTTTGGTAGCGTATTAGCAGGAGACAACGACATTGTAGTTTTAGGAGATCCACTTGCTGAGGGTAGACTTAATTCAGCAGGAGGTGTATATGGATATAACTGCGGACAAGTGTATGTCTACAATAGATCAAATCAAAGTATTATAAATCTTATAGAAAGTCCGTGGGCTCAGTCATCAAATGTTGGAGAGTATCAAGCGTACTTTGGACAGGCGATTACTATGTGTACATATGCCGCGTACAAGTATCTTATTATAGCGGCACCTAGATATAAAAATCCTTCTACAAATGAATTTGAAATGAAGATAATGATTTATAGGACTATGGATAATTTTGCAAATTACACATTACTACAAACCATAACTGCTCATACATCTGCCTTTACAGGTGGAGGTAGTGGCCTAACTAATTCACAAGGCAGATTTCCTCGGTTTACTAAATTTTTAGACGGAAATGAAGAGCAATTTGCTATTGCTTTTAATGGAATAGACGGAAACAATAATGCAGGAAATGGCCGCGGATATGTAAGAGTTTATGAATATGACGGAAGTACTGGAGGATTCAGCGAAAAATCTGTAGTTAATCAAACTACAAATCAATTTAATGATACAGTAACAATATGCCAATCTAACAACACACTATTTACAGGGTGCGAAGGTTATGACTATGTATTGGGATCCCAAACCTGGCAAGATGTAGGATTATTCCGTAAAGCTGATCTAGATCTAAACTACAGCAATTTTATAGCAGGAAATTCTCTAGCAGGAGGTGCAGGAAACTATGGGTTATATGGATTAGGAAATTTGGTTGCCCACGGAGGACTTGGAGTTGCAGTTTCATCAGCAGGAGATGACTACAGTGGATATCAAGATGTAGGAAGAATAAGATTTTATCAAGTTAGCAATATGGCTTTACGTGCAACAGCAAATAATCCTAGTGTAGATTCAACAAGTAATGACCAATCAGGTTTGAACGCTGTGAAGGCCCTAAGCGGAAATGCAAATGCAACAAGTTCTGTTGCAGGATTTATAGGCGCATTGTGGAATAATATTTACGATTCTACACTAAACAAAGTAGTAATATATGATCAATATGGAAATGTAAAATACACTTTAAACAGTCCTGGAAATACAGTTATAGGATCGTCAACATGGAATATGAGATGGAAAGATGATGTACATGTAACTGATAATTACATTTACATACATGCAAACGAAGGAGCAGGGTTTAGTGTTAACCAAGTTTATATCTACTAAATACACAGAGAGGTTAATATGGCAATAGATTTTCCTGATACACCGGCAATAAATGATACACATACAGTTGGAAATATCACATGGACATGGGATGGTACAGCTTGGAGTGTTCTAAGTAGTACAGGCGGTGGCGGAGCTGTAACAAACAAATTTATAACTTTTGCAGGAGATACAGGTAGTACCACTGCAAATTTACCTACTGATACACTAACTATTGCAGGCGGTACTGATATCACTACATCTGTAACAGGTGACACTTTGACTGTTGATTACTCAGGCAGTGGAGGAGGCGGTGGTGGAAGTTATAGTGACGCAGATGCTATAGCCGCAATTACTGGATCAAATCTTGATATGGGCAGTAATGATATTACTACAACAGGAAAAATAAAATTTGCCAACGTCTATGATAATCTTGTAGATTTGCCATCTGCAACTACATATCACGGTATGTTTGCACATGTTCATGCAACTGGTGCGGCATATTTTGCTCATGCTGGTGCTTGGGTAAGGCTTGCTAATCATGAGGATCTAGGAGGCGGCGGTGGTTCACAAAATTTATTTGGCAATATTGCAGTTGACGGGCAATCTACAGTGTCAGCAGATAACACAAACGATACACTAACATTTATTGCAGGTAGCAATATAACCTTAACTACTAATGCAACAAATGATTCTATTACAATCAATTCTACTGCATCAGGTGGCGGAGGGTCTAGTACTTTTTCAGGTACCACTGACGCTACTGCGGCGGGACTAAATGTTGCAGAAATATATATGCCAGCTATTGTAATGTTAACTGTAACAAATAATTCAGCATCATCATACAGATTTACAAGCCACTATGGCGCAACTGATAATCCTACCATATATGCTATTTCTGGAACCACTATTGCTTTTAATTTACAAGGAGTTTCATCTAGTCATCCTTTTCAAATACAGGATACAGGCGGATCATCATACGATACAGGATTAGTACATGTTACTACAACAGGCACTGTCACTACAGGGTCTAGTGCAAATGCTAGAACAGGTGGAGTTTTATACTGGCAGATACCCCAAGGTATTTCGGGCAATTATCAATACCAGTGTACAAGCCACGGTCCTATGAATGGCACGATTAATATTAAACAAATATCAACTATATAGGAATATTATTTTCTTTAAAAATACTAATAATACGTTTTCTTGTATTATGAATATTCTGTCTATTAGCTGTAAAAAGACTAGGCTTTAAACTTCCTGCTGTACGTATACGATGGGCTTGTTCTAAATCTCTTACTTGTTCTTCAAGTGATAAAATTAAATTATTTAATTCTTTTTGAACATCTTGATTTGTAATAAATGTACTTTTGTGTTTGTAATCTTGTAAACTTTTGCTTACAACTTCTGAATTTTTAAGTTCCGGTAACATTGTTTCCTACATTGTCTGCTTTTACTAAAATATAAGTATCTTTTTCAGTCTCTTTATCACCTACTTCAGTTATACTTCCTGATTGTGTTAAATTAATAATTTGATGCGGAACCATTGCTTTGATTTCGAAAGTGTGCCCTTCTGGTATTTCAGTTTCAAAAACCTCTGCATCGTTTGTGTTAATCCATCTAACTTTAAATTTTCCGTTATTTACAAAAAGTGTCTTATTTTTTAATTTGTGCATCTGCATTGGCGTTTTAGCATGAATTCTTTCAAACACTAAAATTTTACCACTGTATGTATCAGCTGGTGCCCACAAAAGTTCGTAACCCCAATCTTGTTTGACTACACCTTTATCAGTTAATTTCATTCTATAAATTCCACTAGTTTAAAAACTGTTTCTAATTTTGTTAAATTTGTTTTACTATTTAATGTATTACGTAAACCGTGGTGCAAAGGTTTGGGCCAAGAACCAAAAGAAGTCCATGCATATCCGTCGTGTTCAATATTTAATTTTGGAATAAATTCTTCTTGCACTATGCATAGATAAGTATGAAAAGAAAACTTGTTATCGTTGCTTATAAAAGTTTCTAAAGGAATAGATTTCTTAATATCTACGTCACCTATCTCTTCACTTATTTCTCTTTTTAATGCATTCCACGGAGTTTCTTTATCTTCATTTGTTCCGCCAACCAGACCCCATAATCGATTTTGTTTGCCTTGTGTCCTATGTAGGAATAAAAATTTTTTTGTGGTTCTAGCGTAGAGCAAAGCACCACTACATACTATCTTTTGCATGTAATTAATTATCTTAAAACTTCAAACGCCAAGTGCCATGTGGATATTCACCTTCAAACGCTAACAACCATTCGCCATTTATCCACTTATATTGTATTCCTGTGTTAAGATTAGTAGTATATATGGTTTTTTCTGTGTTTTCACTTGAGTCAAACACTATATTCCATTTGGTTCCGGTCCATTCAACAATATCATTTGCACCGGCAACGAAGTCAGATCCGTCTGCATTTTTCCAAGCATCTGCTCCATCTTCATTATCTTTATCTCCTATGGATTCTTCTAATAAAAGTATTTTTATTCCTACTTGTTTTAAATTTACAGGATTTGTTTTAAGTGGATCTATAATAAAATTAATTTTACTGTTTTCTCCAGTTAGTCCTGTAAGAATTGTATCTGTTGGTAAAGTATCATTATCCCAATTTACGGTAATTGTGTAATCATCTAAAGTTGTAAGTGCAATATATCCTACTATTTCATTTGGTAAATCTGAACGTTTTAATCTTACTTCTGTAATACCAGACTGAAATATACCCTCACCTCCTATTGCATTAAGATATTCAGGCCAGCTACGTCTTCCTGCTATTCCGTTATCAATTAATTTAAGTGTGTTATTTAAAACTAATAAATCATAATTATGATAAGTTGTGCTATTATGTATAGATACACCTTGTTTAGTTGTTTCCATAGCACCAAATTCGTTAACTACATTACCATCTTTATCAATTTTCACTCTTGTTTTTCCTGCGGCTTCTGGTCTACTTGTATCTGCAAAAGCTAATAGTTGCGGTGCACTAAGTTCAAGATTTATATTACCACTACTTTCGTCAAAAATACTTGTAACAATATTTGTTACAACACCTAAACGTTTTACTTTTGTTGGAGGACTTATATAAATTGGTGTAGTAAATCCTAGTGTAGCAACATCAATTTCTGTTTCAGTCCCCATAGGTATTGTTCTACTACTAAAATTAGTGCTTGTTAAATTTACAACACTTAAACTTGTCCAGTCAACATAATTATCTGTAGTTTGAATTTCTAAACTTGGATTAAAAAGCATTAAAATTTGTTCTAAAATTTGCAATTTTTGATCGGTGTTAGTACTCCATACATCAACATTTACACTTAAATTATAAGGAGTTGGCATCAATCTTTCTACAGTGTAGTTTTTTCCTTGTGTATTGAGATACTCTTTACCTTCTTCGTCATATGCACGTTCTCTAATGTTCAGTTTACTTACATAGCTACTATCTGCTAGTCTTGCTTGATCTAATTCTAATCCTGTAATATAAACTGCCATTCGTGGAGCACTTGGAATTTTATTTTCTGAATTATCATTTATAATAGAAGCAACTTGTCTAGTCATATCACCGTACATGACAGGAATTTTAACAAGTTTGTCTTGACTATCTTTGTAAGAAAAATTAGATAACAATCTTACAATTTGTGTAATATAGCGTCTTATTTGTCCATCATAAAAGTGTTGCATTATTCGTTATCTGCCCTTGGTCTCAGTGCTTTACTTAAACTTTGTCTTTGTTCAGTAACTTCACCTCCGATTGTATCAGTTTTAGAATTATTAATAAATCCTGTTTTTTGTGTATTTCTTGTACTGCTTTGGGTCATATCCATACGTACGGAATCTTCTATTTTGACCCATCTTCTACCGTCGTATCTAAATAATCTGTTAGGTAACATATCTGTCCTTAAGAAATAGTCTCCCTCAATTTGTCCTTGTGGAAAACCTATACCATGTCCAAAACTTTCACCGTTAGGAGCTATGCCGTCTCCTAACAAGTATCCATCATATCCCTCTCTTTTAGGAGTTTGCATTACTCTATCTGCAAGTTCATTTGCTGTACTAGCATCTAATGTGTTTGAATCTGTAGTAACAATATCAACCTTACCATCTTTATTGACTTCTAAAGTAAATAAATTTGTTGTATCATAACCAGATTTTGCAGTGTCTGCTTCAGCTTGTTTTACCACTGCATCATTAATTTCTATCTGTTTATTATAATTAGACAGTAAATCACGTAATGTATCTCCACCTGGCACTTCTTCGTTGACAGGTCTGTCAAATATATCTTTATATTCTTGACTGTCCATAATTTGTTTTAACTTAATTCTATATAAATGCGGATACCATGTAGGACTATATCCTTCGGATGCTCTAGTAACTTCTTCAACTACATAAAATCTTTTCATCGCAGTTTCAAAATCGCCGAATGCATACTCATCACGTAAATGTGGTATTTCTATAACATCACCTGACATTATTTTCCTGCCCAGAGTTTTTACTGTTGAATTTATGTGCATTGTCATAAACAAGGTATCATTACTTAGAAACAATCCAAATTGTGATAAATTAAAATCAATATCTTGAACATTATATATACCTCTCATAGTATAGATATCTGGATCATATTTTCTGTCTCTATTTTCTAAAAACAGCAAATCTTGTATGTTTGTTTCAGCTATTACATCATATTTTGGAACATCTGCTGTTGCTTTACTTTTGTCTATTTCTTTTGGGCCTAGATATTTGTGTACATTTACGTCTGTTCCGCCGACAGTAAACATCTCATAGACTCGGTTGTCTATAAATTCATAATCTTTGCCCTTTTCCGGTTTATATAAAGATAGTCTTGGCATATACATATTTATCGAACGATAAATACTATGGAGAA